CTATTTGATTTTGTCTTAGATTTTGCGTTTCAGATGTTAATTCCGTTTGCCTTTGGTTTAGTTCACCTAACTTATCACTTGCTGCTTTAATGCCATCTGCATTTCCCAATTGTGTGTATAATGCCAACATTTCACGCAATTGTGAAATTATGTCATCGTTGTAATCCATTTCTTTTTGAATATCTGCCAATCTTTGGTCTGAGGTGGTTATAAAGCCATTTGCTTTTTCTGTATCTGCAATTGCTTTCTCATATAAAGATTGTTTTTTCTCATAGGGTTTGATGTTGGCAAGTTCTTCATTTGCTTTTTTGATTTTCTCTGCATCTTCCAACGCTTTTTTTGCCTCAGGTGAAAGTTCAAATCCTAATCTTATTTTTTCTGCTTCAATATTGGCTTTAAGTTGTTCTATTCTTTTTTTAGCGGTTTCTATGTTTTCTTCATCAATCCATCCATTTGATAGTGATTCCTGTAATTGGGTCAACTCTTCCTGCATGGTCTTTAATGAACCTTCTGACGGCACTAATTCAATTTTCAATTCAACTTTCTTTTGCTTGATTTGCTCTTGAAGACTTTTTAGTTTCTGTTGATTCTCATCTGTATTTGGTATTAACCCATCTTTCATCCTCTTTTGCAAATTGCTATATTCCTCCTCCAATTTTGTGAGTGAGCCTTGAGCTGCCTCAATGTCTTTTTGTGTTTTGTTTGTGGAGCCCGTATTTGAGTGTGAAGTGGAAGATGTGTGGGGGGCTGAGGTTGAAATTCTTGGTGTATTAGTTGAAAGTGTAATGTTAGCTTCTTTTAATATTCTATCCGCTTCAGCATTTGCACGCTGCATGTTTTTAAGATAAACATTTACATCTTCCCACATCATATTTGTGTTTTCTGTTTGCCACTGCTTGCTCCGCTCAAGTGCTTGTTGTCTTCTTCTTTCATTAACAAAGTTCAAACCTTGTTGGTTTACACCCTGAAATTCTGTAAACGCACCACCGCCCGCGCCCGGTCTTGAAACGGAATTGCGCCATCCATTTTTGCCAAATCGTTGGTCTAAGGCTTCTTTTTCTTCTTTTGTAAGATTATTTTCATTTGCATTGGTAAAATATGCGCCACTTCTAACTGATTTTTCATTTGTCATTTGAAGTCCTTTTTTCAGTCTTTCAACCATTAATTCATAATTTGCCTGAGCCTCAGCCCTTGCCCTGATAGCTGCCAAAACTGCATTTGTGTGTTTGACAAAAATGTTTTCCGCATCACTTAAACTGTTAATGGCAAACCCTGTGTTTGACAATTCAACTTTGTAATCTGACATGAATTTTTGTTGCTTTTTCACATCATTGCCGCATTCATTCCATTTGGCTTGTAGTTTCAAATATGCTGCAATTTGTGTTGATGCTGATTGTGCAACGGATGAAGCTGTTTTTTCCTCTGCCTCTTGTCTTTCCTGTTGTTTGCGTTTGCCTTCATCTATTATGTCATTTCTTTGCTCATCCGCTTCAGTTGCATCACTTGTTGCAATTGCATAGGCTGTCAATGCCCCAACGCCAACCAAAACCAAACCCGTGAAGTCACCAAACAATGCTTTGCCTATTGCTTTTGCAACATTCCATGCTTGTTGTGCAACTGTGTTTGCTGTTGTGGCAACTGTATTTGCACCTGTAGCAACTGTGTTTGCTGTTGTTGCGACTGTGTTTGCTGTTGTTATTGCTGTTGTCGCTGCAAGTTTTATTTGCTTTATTTGTTGCATCAAAGCACTATCTTTGTTTAAGGCATTAGCGATTGCCTGCACACCATTGAGAATTGATAATGCACTTTGGACTTTTAAGATTGCTTGTTCAACCTGTTCATTTTCTGACCCAAACAAAGCCATAGCACCTGTTGCAATACTTGCAGCGGCTGCAAAACCCTGTACTGCTTGTATTGCTGCATCCAATTTCATTGTATCACTTGAAAATCTGTTGACGGCATCATTGGCATCTGCCATTGCATCCTTTATTTCACCGGCTGCTTGGGCAATGCGTGTGAATTCTTCAGTGTTTGACAAACCTTTCATGTTCATGTCTGACATTAAAGCCTTCAGTTGGTTAAGTTGTGCTTTTAATGACTTGCCACTATTTGTGATTTTGTCAAATTCCTTTGATGCCTTTCCAACTTCAGTTGAATGGTATTTCAATTCATCCACTGCCTTGGTTGCATTTTTAACTGTTTGGCTTAAATTATCTTGCCCTTTGAGATTAATTCCTAAATCTGCCATTTACTTTTGTTTTAGTGTCTTTATATAGGCTTGTGCCTTTTCCCTTAATCTTTCAATATCCTGTCTTGATATTGATGTATCCTGTTTCTCATCATCTTTTTCCCAATAGAATTGTGTTATGTCATGATATGAGAGTTTCTTTGTTGAATTGGTCTGCGCAATCATATATGCAATCATTCTTGCCTGTTCCCATTCATCTTTATGGCTGTAATACTCATAATTGAGCAATGCTTTTATCTCATACATTTCCATTTCATCAAGCACATATGATGGGTCTAAATGGTGCTTCAAGACCAACATTGCATACATTTCAGACATGCTTAACTTTTTTTTTCATCACCCTCTTTTCCATCATCCTCAAACAACTCATTCTTCTTTTGGGTTTTTGCAACAATCTCTCCCATCCTCGAGAACAATGTTGGGTCATCATCCATTGCCTGTATAAAGTCATCCCAATCAATTGGGTTATCCTTGTTGTTTGCAAGTATAAGTGAATAGAAGAAAATGTAATTGTCCAAAAGTGTCTCAATCTTGAACGATTTTTTGGTTATCTGCTCAAATATGAACAGGGCACGCAATGTGTATTTGAGTTTGTAATCTTTTCCATTGATGTTAATTGTATCCATATTTTATGTATATTTTTATAATTATTCCTTAATAAATAAATAGCACCAAAAATATAAAAAAACAAGACAAACATTATATAAATGAATGTCTTGCTTTTTTTTCTTAACGTTGCTCAATGTTTTTGTCACGCACAGGGTCATAGTAAATGTATTTTATTCCCCTTTCTTCCAAAGATGCATCCTCAATGAATGTATAACCTTCATACATGGCTTCAAAGCTCTGCCATCCTGCCATTGACGGATTAATGTAATTGGGGTTATACCAAACTATTAGTTGCTTTTTTTTTCAAGTGCGCCCACTCCTTGGAACTGAACTGAATATGTTGCATACTCACCATTTGGAGCGTTCAAAGAAAGATTGTTAATCACAACTTTGCCCTTGTATCCTGTTGCGCCTGCCGTCCAACCACCTGTGGGAACATCTGTTGCAGTTTGTGATTTCTTTGCAAACACCGCATCAATTGGGGTCTTTGCAACCATAAGGTCAAACAAATCGTCAAATTCATTACCCTCACCGTCAACAGAATAAAGGTTGTCAGATGTTGCACTCCAAGAAAGTAATGACACTTCATTTGATGACCACCCACCGTGAGAGTCCTTGGATGAGGTGTCTTTGGTTTCACCTTGAATTTCTAGTGTGTGACTTGTTGCATAAGCTATGGATTTGCCATCAACAAAAAGCATAATATCACCGCCTTGTACCTTCATAACTATTTAATTTTTAGATATTTATTTTAATTCAATTTTAAATTGAAGATTTTGAATGAATGTATCTTGTAAAAACATTTCATATACATTAATCAATTCAATTCTCTCAATTATATCTGTTTTTTTTCCTTGAAGAATGTCCGCAACTTGATTTGCTATGTCAACGCCCTCTTGATAACTTTCAGTTGCGATATTCATTTCTATTATAATAATCTCCCCTGTATAATCTTTATTAGATTGGGGGTTGTAACTCACTCTTCTGTACACTAAGAATGGGAATGTTGTATTTGGGTTTGCAACAAGTGGAAAAATTTTTTCACCAAGTGCAAGAACGTTGTTTTTTAACAATCTGTTTATTTCTTTACCTATCTTAAAATTTTTCATTGTATGTCAATCCCTTTGTTTCTTATCGCTTTTATTATTGTTTCTTCTAATGTGCTAAGTGCTATTGTCTCAGCATTTTGCACTCCTTTTTGAAAAAAATGATTCGCCGTTATCATGCCCCTGTATCCACCTTTTCCTGTACGTTTCAATCTGTGGTAATTCACTCTTCCTGTCTGTTTGTTGAGTACACCATATCCGGTTATCTTGTTACCTTTTGTGTATCTTCCATTTGTTCCACCTTCAAAAAACAACAGTCTTGGGTCTTTCAAAGCGTGAACACCATATGTTGTGTTTTCAGGGTCAGGATGGATTGCAATGCCGCTTGAAAGAGGATAAATGAAATAATTCCATCTGTTTCTTGTACCTTTTGTGTCCGCTGCTGCACCCATTTCTTTTCTTAGGCTTGAAAGTATTTCATTGTAATAAATTTTTGCTGTTGCTTCAAGCCCCTCATTCAGAATTTCATTCACTGTTTGGTGATTTGAAAGAGTTGCCAAAACTTCATCAACTTTTTGTGCATCTATTTTTACATTTACAGCGTCACTCATTTATCAATTCTGTTACAATCTTTATATCATTTTGCTCTTTTCTCTTGTCAATGCTTATAACCCTCCATTTTCTGCCATCAAACTCAATGATTGAGGTGTCAGTTATTGGAACATATGACCTTACATAAAAGGTCTTGGTATGGTCATAGACAATCTCATTGTTTTCATTCTGCCTTGTGCCGCTTGTTGCCTCATGTCTTGCCCTTGTCCTGAAAACAAACTCTGTTGTTATCTCTCTCTCACCATATTCATTGATGGTCTCAATGGACTTGTAGATGTTTATGATTTCATTATATTGACCTGCCATCATTGTTGTATCAGATTTTGTCCTTTATTCCCTCATGCGGGCCGTTATAATTCTTGTATAACGACAAGAGGTATTCATAAGCCAACGGCACTTCAACAGTTGATGCAAATGCAATTGATTCTCTTTTGGCATAGAATGACCCAACCATCAGCAACATTGCGTGTATTAAAGGCATTGGCAACATGCCTTCATCATTTTCCAAATCTGACAACTGCCTGTCAATGTGACGCTGAACGGCATTTTCTGCCACCATTGCCAAATCAACCAAATATTCATCATCATCATGGAATTGGTCATCAATGTTGAGTTGTTTTTTTATTTGATACAATTGCAAATACATTGTGCTTTTCAATTTAAAATTGGGTTGGGGTTGTTTATTCCCCAAACCCATTATTGTTGTTTAAGTTTTTTTAGGCAGTTACGATTGTGCCAGTTGCAAATGCCTCAGGTCTCAATATTTGAGCATCAACATACATGTTTACAACAATTCTGATTTGTCCGTCACCTGCTTTAGTAAATGGGTCAACTGTCAAATCAACACCACCCCATGAGCCAATTGCAAGGTTTGAGAAGTCACCGTAAACGTATTGTTTGCCACTTACATTTGAGGTATTAAATGCCTTTGTGCCATCAACCTCGCCATTTTCAAAGACCATGCCTGTGCCATTTGTGCCCTTTATCATTGAACGCATTGCACTCTTTGCTTTGTTTGACAAAATGTAAGTACACTCGCCCAAAACATTGGCATCCTCAACATCAGCTTCTTTGTCAACAATGTCAGCGAAATTAGCAACATCTGTTGCAGTTATTGCATTGAAAATTCCTGCGGGTTGTGTTGTAGTACCTGCGGCATCACCTAAGATGGTCTCTTCAAGTTTGGCATTGATGGCAGCAACTAAATCCTGACGGATTGCATTTTCAACACCGATAGAGTCCTGAGCTATCATTTGTTTGGATATATCCACATATGCTGTAAGCCTCTTTGGAGAAAGTGTAATGTGGCTGAGAGTTGGCGCACCGTCCTTTGCGCTTGCAGTTTCACCCTCCCATGTTACATTGGCCTTAGTCATGACAGGAACCTGCACATTGCCAACAAGATTTCCAAGGAATTTGGCACCTGCCTGTACCAATGCATTCTTTGCTCTCAACGGGGTCATTATATCAAATAACTCAGTGGCTACTACATCTTCACCCTCTTCAGTCACTGTAACTGTTGCGCGTTCCTCAATTTCTGTTGGAAGTTGAATTTGACCCTGTGCGTTCACACCTGCTTTTCTTGCTTCTTCTTGACCTTCTTTGATAACAGCCAATGTGACATCATCAAGTGGCTGATTGTTGGCAATGCTTCTGATTGCCTTTATTAAACTAAATCTTTTATTCATTTTTTCACTATTAATAGTTTTATTATTTTCTGTGTTTCTTTCTTCTACCTCTTCAAAGTTGAGGTTGTTCAATCTTTCTTCCAATTGTCTTAACTCATCATCCTTTTCCTTAATCTGTCCTTTGATGGTCTCCAACTCTTGTGTTTCAGCATCCGTTAAATCCCTGACCTCTGTCTTGCAGTTGTCAATGATTTCCAATGCCCTTCTTTTGAGTTGTGCCCTTGCATCCTGAATTTCTACACTGTTCATTTGGTATTTAGATTAATTCATTTATTATAAATATGTGCTTAAAATCAAATGTTTTCAAATTCCTGTTGCAAATTGGATAATTTTTCATCAATTGTCGAAATTTCATCAAATTTTCTCTTTGCACAGTCCGTTGCAGGATATGCGGGTTCAAACACAGGGCTGACATCATAAAGTCTGTATATTTTCTTAATGTTCCTATGAATTTTCCCATCTTGCCTATACCATTCATCACCACCATTTTGGTCAACAACAAATGCAAATGATGATGTGGTTATCTCGCCTCTTGTAAGGTATTCAAGTAATTCATCACCAAGTGGCGAGTTTGGAGCATCAAAACTGTAATGCAAACCATCATCTTTCAATTCAAGTTTAAGTGTTCCCTCACCATATCTTGACCTTGCCAAAATGCCCCTTGATTTGTCATGGTCTAAGGTTGCAAATATGTCAGAGTTTCTTATTGTTTCCTCTGAGATGGCATTTTTATCAATTTTTTCAATAAAACCCATGTCTCTGCTTTCAGAGTTGAAGACAACTGCAATACCTTCCACTTTGCGTGATTCCTTGTCTGCCCTTCTTATCTCATTTGTTATATTTCTAACTTCTATGTTTTTTGCCATGATGATATATATATTAATTTATTATTGTTTCATTGCTCCACCACCCAAAGTTGGGGGTGTTTTTATCAATAGTTTCAAAAAAAAACATGTCCCTTGATTCATAGTTGAGCACAAGACCCTCAAATTTTATTGATTCTGTGTCTGCTCTGTGTATTTCAATGTTCTTTGCCATAATAGAATATATTTAATCGCTTATTGCTTCAATCTTTGTGCTGAATTCTGCCCATCCTCTTGCTGACTTATAAGCTTCAAGACTTTCTTCAGGAACATATATTTTAATGTCTTTAAGACAACATTTGCAGCCAATTGCTTCATCACCCAAAGTTGGGGGTGTAATGGCTGTTATTGTGAGAATTACTGATTTTACGCTATAAAAAGCATTATTTCCAATGTATGTAATGCCGTTACCTATTGTTATGTTTGTAAGGTTGTCACAACCGTAAAAGGCATAATCGCCAATGGTGGTAACACTATCAGGAATTATAACGTTTGTAAGGTTTTTACAATCTTTAAAAACTCTATTTTCTATGCTTGTAATTCCATTTGGAATTTCAATTGCTGATATTGTTTTATCAATGATACTGCCCAAAACTTCCCCCTCAGTTGAAGATGGTACATTTACACTTACAGTCGCAAATTGTGCCACATCAATATTAGCACCATTTGCCGTTATGGTCTTATTACCCTTTGGAATGATATAACCTTCAGGTATTTTCCCCCCATTGGTATCATATTTTCTCAAGTCACCGTCAATCTCACTTGTGAACCAATGTGCAGAATTATCTTCCCTAATGTAGTATAAAATTCCACTTTTTAGGTTTGCACCATTGTTGGTATAAGTGTTGTATTTTTCAACAGTATCAAAAGTTTTAATCATTTGACATAATTTTATCAATTATATTAATGTGGCGTATTGCTCAGGTGTTGCCTCCACACCATTGAAATATATTTTGAGATTTACTTCAGATGCTTTGCCACTTTGGTTTGAAACGATTTTTCCCTTTCTTGTCATTTCATCATATGTTTTATCAAACGACAATTTCCATGTGTCCATATAAAATTTGCCACCTGTTTCACCGTTAAGTCTGAATAATATTTTGTTTATTGTGGTTACTTTGGGGAAATACAAATCCTGTTGTAAAGCGAAGTTATAACCAAATACCAAATATTTGCTATCTCCCAAAGTAGTGACACCTGACAAGTCACCAACATTTGTCAAAGATTCGCAATAAAAAAAAGCGTAGCTTCCAATTGAGGTGCATTTGTTTGACAAATTTAACTTCTTCAATTTATGACATCTATTAAAAGCATTTGAAATTGAAGTTATATTTGACATGTCACCAACTGTTTCCAATTTTCTGCAATCATAGAAAGTACTTGTTAATGCGCCACTTAACTTATTTGAAAAATTCAAAGCCCGTAAGTTAAAGCATCCAAAAAATTCATTTCCGCTGTTCATTTCTTCAACGCCTGATACATCACCAACACTTTCAAGAGCACTGCATTTATTAAAACCTCCATTATCTATTTTTTTAAGTTTTTGAGTAAAATTAATTTTTCTGAAGTTATATGCCATCTGAAAACATCCAATTCCCACATATTCAACGTTTTCTGCCCCATTTACTGTTTCAAGTTGACTTTCTCCTTCATCTGAGTTTGAAAAGCCAAAAGCTAATTTTCCTATTCTTTTAACTGTTGGTGGCAATGTTACTGTTTTCAGTTGAGTTGCGCCTTGAGCGAAGCGTTCAAAGATTTCTGTAACGTTTGTAAAATATTTAAATTCATCAAAACTCTTTACCGTTGTGTTTGAGCGTAAAAGCAAATCAACACTTTCATTTGTGCATCTTTCAGCCTCTTCCAAAGTCATGTAATTTTCATTTGCGCATAAGCCTTTTGAATACAAAAGTTCCATCAATTCAGGATTAGATTCAGTGGTGACTATTGCAGCCACTTTTTTGTAAAACTCAGGTTTTGTGACCTTTATGGTTTTGTAG